ATGAAAGCATACCAAGGTACGGAATGCGACAAGCTAGGGAAGAATGTGGCAATCTGTAAGGCTATACTTGATACTGTAGATTCGGTGTCGGGCAAGAAACCTGATAGAATGTTTATCGACTTTGGTTCTGGTGCTGATATTGTCGATCGTCTTCATGAGTTAGGCTATGAGGATAGGGTTAAATCTATTCACTTTGGAAGTACGCCGCTAGACCCAATTAAGTATAAGAATAAGCGTAATGAGATATGGGGCTTATTTGCAGAGTGGCTAACAGATGAGTCAATGCCTGTTGATATTCCAGACAGTGATGAGCTTCAGGCGGATATTTGTGCAAGCCCTTATACTAGAGACTCAAACGATAGGCGTGTATTATTGCCTAAAGACAAGATTAAGGCTGAGTTTGGATTTAGCCCAGACTTCGGCGATGCGGCGGGACTAACCTTTTCGGAACCTGTAGCAGAAAATAAACAATGGGAAGAGTTGAACTACTCACCACGGAGCATAGTGTAAATGGCAAAAATGACAAACGATGAACTATTGAGCTATCGCAACGCGGCGGAGGCTAATAGCATTCATGCCTCGGATGAGCTTAATAAGGCCAATCGACGGGCTTATGATTACTACTGCGGTAATCCGTTAGGTAATGAAGTAGACGGCGAATCTCAGGTTATCAGTACTGATGTATTCGATTTAGTAGAAGCCGATATGCCGTCGCTCGTTCGAGTATTTCTTGGCGCTAATGACATAATGAAATTCAGCCCGATAATTGATACTGAGCTAGAGCGTCAGACTGCTGACGAAAAGACCAAGTATATTAATCACCTTATACGCAATCAACCAGAATCGTACAAAACCATTTTTGATTGGCTTAAGGGCGCTGAAATATACAAGTACAGCGCTGTTAATTATGGCTACGAAGAAGAAGACACTGTTCGCGTTGTTGAGTATGAAGGCTTAACAGAAGATGAGCTTGCCGAGGTTGTGATTGAATTGCAGCTATTAGAGCAAGACGGTGCCGAAGTTGACATTGAAGAGGTTAAGCGCCCCAGTAAAGACAAGTACAAAGACATCAAGGCGACGATTAAGAAAACGGTTGGCCGATACTTTAACCGGTATATCAATCCCGAAGACTTTGTTATTAGCTCAGGCGCAACAAGTGAAGATGATGCAGAGATAATTGGACATAACGAAGTACTAACCAAGTCTGATTTAGTGTCTATGGGTTATTCCAAGGATATGGTTCGTGATCTTCCGACTGTTAGTGGTTCAGATACCAACTCACAAAACCGACTAAGCAATCAAGGTGGCGGTAAAGAAGGGAATTCCTTTGACTGGGCAGGCGAGCTTGTTTGCCTAGAGACCCGCTATATTAAGGTTGATAAAGATGGTGATGGCATTGCAGAGCGCTTGCGTGTTATTACTGTTGGTGATGAGTTGCTAGAAGATGAGCCTTACGAGATAGCGCCTTACTCTGTACTGTGCTCTAACCTAATGCCAGGGCAGTTGATCGGCAAGTCTCGCGCTGATGCAGTGATGGAGACTCAAGAAATTAAGTCTACCTTGCTACGTCAAACCATGATGAACATGTATCAGGTTAACTCTGCTCGCATGGCTGTTAATGGCAATGTGAACATGGATGACTTGTTGACTCAGCGGGTTGGCGGTGTTGTTCGTACTCGTGGTGAAGGCAATCCATTAGAATCAATGGCTCCACTTCCTACGCCGTTTATTGGTGATAAAGCCCTAATGGTTTTACAGTACGCTGATTCGGCACGAGCGCAGCGCACAGGCTCGCTAATGGCTAATCAGGCGCTTGATAGTGATCAATTAGGCAAAGAGACAGCTACGCGCTTTAAAGGCGTTGAGAGTGCTGCTAGTGCCAAGATTGAGTTGGTTGCTCGTGGTCATGCCGAAACTGGCTTCCGTCGATTGTATCAAGGTATGCTTTGGACTGTTACGCACTATCAAAAAGAGAAGACAGAAATTCTAGTTCTTGGCAAGCCAATGACTGTAGATCCTCGCCGCTGGTTGAGTGATCAGCCTATCACATCAAACGTTGGACTAGGTGCGGGTGATGACGAGCAAATCATGGCTAATATGAGTTCGTTGCTTGCAGTTAGTCAGCAGCTAGCCGCTAGTGGATCTCCACTTACTGATATGAATAAACAGTTTAATATCCTTTCACGCATCACTAAGGCAATGAATCAGTCAGACGTTGGCGAGTTCTTTAATAATCCTGAAGTACCAGCTGAAATGCTACAGGCTCAAGTTGAACAATTGCAGCTACAGAATGCACAGCTTCAGCAAATGGCGCAAGGCAACCCATTAGCAGAGGCGGAAGAAATCAAGGCTCAAGCTGACTTGATCAAGGCTCAAGCAACGCAAGACTTGAATATTGCTAAACTTGCAGAAGATCAACGCCAGTTTAATGAAGAAATGCAAGCTAAGACGAACAAAACGATTGCAGATTTAGAAGCTAAATACACGGAACTTGAATTGAAATATAAAGCAGATGTTGTTGGCAAGGGTGTAGACTCACAACCTGTCCAAGCTGGTAATTTAAAGCAAATGTCTAATATTGAATTATTGCAGAGGTTAGCTGCTAGATGAATATAGAGCGATGGGTAAAAACCAACCGTTTAACCGATGAGCAATTAGCCATTGCGAATGAACTGAATGAGCGTGGTATTGAAACATTTACTGATGCTGTTTTTAGTATTGGTGAGCCAGCTCTGGCAATTATTAGCTCATCTATTGCTGAGCCTATTGCTGGACTGGCTGGATTGGGTATGGCTGCGTTTGAAGATGTGAATTCGGGAGTTAAGACAATCGAACAGGTAAAGAATGCCTTATCCTATCAACCTAGAACCCGTGGCGGCAAAACAGGCATGAAATTCGTTGCCGATACCTTGCAGCCTGTTTCTGATGCCTTTACAGCCGCTGAGGATTATCTAGGCGATAACACTTTAGAGCTTACTGGAAGCCCACTTTTAGCCGCTGGTGCTGCTACCATTCCTGCTGCTATAGCTGAACTCAACCCACTGGGCAAGGCTTCAAAACAAGCCACCAAGATGGACATATTCGCGGGCAAGAAGGCGAAAACTGCTGACTTGAATAAGCAGGCAATGGCTGAAGAATTGCTAAACCGTGGAATGGATAGGGACACAATATGGAAGGAAACAGGCTGGTTTAAGGATGTGGACGACCATTGGAAGTTTGAAATTGATGATAGTGAATTTAAGCTTAACCCGTTCGCCCCCAAAAAAGGGGAGTTTGAAGTTAAGACAGCGGGAGGGGATTTGTATCAGCATGACCAACTGCAAGCATCCTACCCTGAAGTTCTGGATAATATTACTGTTTCTTTTGAGCCGGAGATGGGAGGTCAGGGGTCTTATAGGTCAATTGGCGAGTCTGAATTATTAGGGAGGCCACAAGAGCATTTTATAAGGGTTAAAGACCCCGGTAATATAAAATTAGGTGGAAAAATTGAGCAGTGGAATAAAAAAATAGAGGAATGGTCAAGGCCCGAGTATCCTGAAGAAATGGCGAAAAAATATGACCTAACCATAGAAGAAGCTAAAGCGGAAATTTTTGAAGATATAGAGATCCTTAAAGATAATATAAAAGCTGAAGCATTAATCCCTGAGGGCGGGGTTGATTTTTATAAGCCGACAAGGAGTACCGTTTCGCACGAAACACAACACGCAATACAAGAACGAGAGGGTTTTTCGAAAGGTGGAAGCGCTCAAAGTTTCGCTGATGAATACAATAAAAACCTTCATAATCTAAATTACTTCCATGACGAAAAGACCAATGCCATTCTAAAAGCTCGAAAAACACCAGAATATTTGGATAATGAAGCCAAGATAAATAAAGCGCTTGATAATGGTGATAAAAACAATCTCCCTGATCTTTTGGCTAATAGGAGAAGAATGGAGGCGGATGCGACCAGCGATATATCGAGAGAAATTATTGCACTAGAGGAAGCTAACAGACTTAATCCATTTGAAAAATACCAGCGTCTAGCAGGTGAGGCAGAGGCAAGAAACGTTGAGTCTCGATTAAACATGACCCCTGAAGAACGAGCGACTACACCTCCTTGGAAAACGCTAGACGTTCCAGAGGATGAGCTTATCCTGAAGGATGTGTCGGGCTTGTCTATGAGTGAGGGTTCGCCAATACAGGTAAAAAAAGGTAATAATTTTCTATTCGATTTCGATCCTGACATGCTGGAAAAAACAGAATTTGAAGTGAAAAATATTGAAAACTATAAAGGTGATGCAAAAAAGCCGATAACCGTAACAAAAGACGGCGGTAAGTTTAAAATACTGGACGGGCATCATAGAGCTAAAATAGCAAAAGAAAGCGGAGATAATGTTAGGGCAGTTGTAATTCCCGTCAAAGATGTTAAAAATATGAAGAAGAAAGGGGTGCATCCTGCGGATATGCGAACAGAATGGATTTCAACAGAAGCACACCTAAATAAATAAAAGGCACAAAAATGAGCGAACAAGTAACAAAAAACGACAATGCCGCCTTTATCTTCGGGCAAGAGGCGGAAGCGGTACTAAATAATAAGGCCTATAACTTTGCAATAACTGCAATGAAAGGGGATATTGTTGCAAAATTAGCAATTAATCCTATTATGGGTGATAATGACTCAACGATTGAGCTTGTACGCCGTTTGCAGTGTATTACTGACCTAGAGGCAAAGCTTGAGCAGATTATGCGGGATGGTAAGTTTGCAGAAGCTAACCTAACCGCAAATGAAAATAACCAGAAAAGGAATAAGCGATAATGCTAGACACTCTTTTAGAACCTAGTGAAATTGCCGACAAGTTTTATAACAAGTCAGAAGCGGAAGACTCCGAACAGGAACAATTGGAAGCCGATGACGATGTGGAAGAATCCAGCGAGGAAGAAGACGCTGAAGAGTTGGAAGGTGAAGAAGCTGAAGATGAAACAGAAGACGAAGACGGTGACGAGCCTCTAGACGTATTTGGTCAAGAGATAACTCGTGAAGACTTTGAAACTATGCAGAAACAACAGTTGATGCACTCCGATTACACTAAGAAGACGCAAGCATTAGCTGACGAACGAAAGAAGGTTGAAGCGCTAAACACTGACTTAAGTTCATATATTGCTGAGTTTGAATCTACTTATGTGAATGAGGCAAGTGAAGAGGAATTAAACGAGCTTTTAGAAGATGGTGACACAGCGGAATATCTGCGACGCACCAATGAAATTAAAGCTAACAAGGCGAAGCTAGAGGCTATTAAAGCCAAGCAAGCCGAGGCGTTTAAAGCCATACAAGCTGACGAAAACCAAAAGCTAATTGAGCTGATGACTGATTGGGCAGACCCTAAAACAGGGCCAGAAACCCAAAAGGCTGATATTGATAAGGCTCTAGGTTATGCGGAAGCTGTTGGATTCACTAAGGAAGACCTCGAAAAGCTCGCAGACCATAAGGTTATTCGAGCATTAATCGACGCTGGCAAATATCAGTCGCTGAAAAAGTCTAAGCCTAGTTTGACTAAGCTGAAAACGAAAGTAGCTAAGAAAGCCAGTAAAAAACCAGCTCGCAGCACTAAGAAATTAAGCGCAGCAGAGTTATTCTACCCTAAGAAGGAAAAATAAGATGGCTACTCTAGCTAATAACGTATTGACGTTAAACGATTGGGCAAAACGCCGCGATCCAGATGGTAAAACTTCCATGATTGTTGAGGCTCTAAGCGAGTCAAATATGATCCTAGAAGACATGATGTTCAAAGAAGGTAACTTGCCTACTGGTGAGCGTGTGACAATCCGAACAGGTTTGCCGGATGTTTATTACCGCATGATGAACGAAGGTATTCCAAAATCTAAGTCTACCACTGCTCAAATCACTGAAAACGCTGCTGAATTGACGGCACTTTCTGAGATTGATAAAAGCACTGCTGACCTAGAAGGCAATGTAAACGAATTCCGCCTAAGCGAGTCAATGGCTTTCCTTGAAGCTATGTCGCAAAAGCAAGCGGAAACTTTGTTCTACGGCTCTGCTTCTAACCCAGAAGAGTATGTTGGATTGGCTAACCGTTACGGCGATTTGTCTGCTAACAACGCTCAGAACATCTTAGACGCTGGCGGTACTGGCTCAGACAATACGTCTGCATGGTTAGTTTCTTGGGGTTCTCAGACTGTTCACGGTGTATTCCCTAAGGGTTCAGTGGCTGGTATTCAGCATACAGACCACGGTGAAGACTGGGCATTTGACTCAAGTAATAACCGCTTCCGCGCCTACATCGACAACTACGAGTGGAAAAACGGCTTAGTAGTTAAAGATTGGCGCTATGCTGCTCGTATTGCAACCCTCGATCGTGACTGGGAAAC